AAGGTATTCAAGGTTCGCAAGGTGTACAAGGTTTCACTGGCCAAATCGGTCCTCAAGGTGTTCAAGGTCTACAAGGTACAGCTGAAGCTTCTGAAATAATTACAAATAATCTTCATGCTGCTGACACATCGTTGCAACAGGCAGCTATGTTCCCTGCAATGGTTGAAGGTGGCGGTGGTGCAGAAGCGCCATATACAACTGCAGGTCTCAACAGCGGCAATGAATCAAACTTCTACTATATCAACTCTGAAGATAAACTATACGTTGAAAACATACAGGTTGAAGGTAACATTCAGTTAACAGGTACATTGAATGGTGGTTCAGGCGATTTCTTACAAGCTGATGTAGCTGATACTAAATCTTCAGGGAACTTAACGTTTAGCAGTAACATTGCTGCGGTCTTTGGTCCAGTAGCTACTTCTAAAGTTTATTACAAATCATCTGATGGAAAAATGCACATTGAGCAAAAGTCAACAGTCGGCGGTTTAGTAATAACAGAAGATGATGGCGGAACTATAACAACTAACTTTGAGTTAACAAACAGCAATGGTAACTTAACTGTTAGAGGAAACATAAATTCAACATCTGATGCAAGAACTAAGGAAAATGTTATAACTGTTGATAATGCTCTCGACAAAGTAACAAAACTAAGAGGTGTTTATTTTGATAAAATAGACAACCCAGGAACAAGGTACTTAGGTGTTATTGCACAAGAAGTACAAGAAGTCATTCCTGAGGTTGTTTTAGACAATGGTCCGGACACTATGTTAAGTGTTTCATACGGAAACTTGGCAGGCCTCTTTATTGAAGCGTTAAAAGAATTGAAGAAAGAAGTCGACGAAATCAAAGGACTTTAATCTTGAATAATCTTTTACTAAAATAAATGAGGGGGCCTAGTGTCCCCTTATCTATTTTCCCCATCTTAGTTTTATAAATAAAGAAAAAAGAGAATGAAAAATGTCCACAAAAGTTAATCTATATGCAGATCAAGGAACGGATTTTCGTACCACTATCGAACTCTTTGATGGTGATAACGATGAATTAGGTATCAGCACATATACATTCTTTTCAGATATAAGAAAAGTATACTCTGAAACCAAAAAGGCGTCCTTTGATATAGAGACAGCAAATAATGATGTTACATTGGTATTAACGGCAAATACCACTTCAAACTTAACTCCAGGCAAATACCAATATGATGTGTTAATGCGAAAACAGTCAGGAGAACTATCGAAAATAGTTGACGGATTAATTTATATCCTTCCAACTATGACGGAGGTATCATGACCATTAAAGTTAAAGTCGGACAGCCATCCGTAAGACAAAATTTAAAAATAATTGCACGCGGTGAAAAGAAACCGGTCATTGTACCGGACTCAGTTACGCTGGGTGTTGATACTGTTGGAAATTACATTGCTCAGCTATATGCAGGCGATGGGATTATCGTTTCAAACAATAACATAGAAACCGCAAATGTTACTATCACTCACGGTGATACTGCAAATGGTGCAACGAGTTTAGTTAATTCAGAATTAGGATTTATAAGGTCAACTGAAATAGATCAGTTTGGACATGTTATTGGATTAACAAGCACAACATTTAATTCTGCTGATTTTGCAGCGGCGAATAATGAACTATCATTAGCCGACAATTTAAATATAGATGTTGACTCAATTGTTGGTACAAGTAATACTGTAAACTTCCCGGGTCAAATACTTAGCGGTGTTGCAAACCCAGTCGCAAATAATGATGTTGTAAACAAAGCATTCTTACTTCAAGAACTTGACTCCCTTGAAACAACAATTAAAGTATTTGACGATCCTATACTTCCAACTGACGCAGCAAATAAAAGATACGTTGATGGTATTGCACAAGGTATTGTTGTAAGACCTTCGGCAATCGCAGCTACAACCGCGGATCTTGGCGGATCTTATGCATCAGGAAACTCCTCAATTGGAGATACTCTTACTTTATCCCCAGCTGCCACTCTTAACATTGATGACGTCATAACTTGGAGTCTTGGCGATAACATAGTTGTTAAAGATCAAACAGATGCTAAACAAAACGGCAGTTATGATATTATTCAAGTCGGCGGTGCAAGTACTGATTGGATTTTAAGAAGAGCTAAATGGCAATATTCATCTGATGATTTGCCAGGATCTTTTGAGTTTGTTACTGACGGTACAGTAAACGGTCAAACAAGCTGGGTTATTACTGTTGCTGATGCAGAAAGCTTTGCAGTTAATGTTGACGATATTACTTGGACTCAATTTTCAGGTGTAGGAACATTTACAGCTGGAACAGGGTTAACTTTAAATGGTACCGAGTTTGTAGTTAATGAATCTCAAATTATTGAAACTATCAATACACCAAATGAATCGTTCTTAATAAACGGCAGTGGTGCTATAAAAATACCAGCTGGTGAAACAGCGGATCGTCCTGCACCAGCATCAGGTATGCTTCGTTTCAATACAACGGATGGTAGATTTGAAGCATATGACGGATCGCAATGGGCAGGTCTTGCTGGTTCAGTTATTGATGTTGACCAAGATACAAAAATCATTGCTGAAAGTGGTGCAGGTACTGATAACGACCAACTTCAATTCTATACAGCTGGAAACCTATCAGCTCAAATTGATAGTGATGGTACGTTTAATGTTTATGATAGATTTGTTTTGCCAACAGGAAATACAGCTGTAAGATTTTCCCCATCTATCCAAGGTTCAATTAGGTTTAACACAGAAGATTTAATCTTTGAAGGTTATGACGGAACAGCTTGGGCTGGTTTAGGCGGAGTAGTTGACGGCGACCAAGATACAAAGATCACTGCTGAAAGTAGTCCTGGATCCGACGAAGATCAATTACAATTCTTTACGAATGGAACTTTAGCTGCTAAGATTAATAATGCAAACAACGCATTCTTTTATGGTAATGTTGATATCGCAGGTAATCTTACCCTTGGCGGAAACATAACAATCGGGGATCAGCAAACTGACTCTATTGAAGTTATTGCAGATTTCACAAGTAATCTTGTACCAAACGAAGACTCAACATACAACCTAGGTTCATCAGATAATAATTGGTACCGGTTGTGGGTTGATGAAATTAAAAATAAAGATAATATAGTTAAAATTGCTTCAACCGGATCGTTGATATTGCCAGTAGGTGGAACAGGAGATCGTCCAACCGCAGCTACAGGTATGATTCGTTATAATACTTCTACTTCACAGTTTGAAGGTTATGACGGAAATGCGTGGGCAGGCCTTGGCGGTATTATTGACGGTGACCAAGACACTCTTATTAAAGCTGAGTCGTCTGCAGGCGCTGACAACGATGAATTAGAATTTATCACAGGCGGCACGAGTCAATTAAAAATCGGTACTCAAATTGTTGCTAATTCTACAATTACATCAACTGGCGATTTGGTACTTGATGCACCAGCTAATAGTCATATCAGTGTAAGTAATAATAGAATTATTAATGTAGGAACTCCAATTGATGCTAATGACGCTGCAACGAAAAGTTATGTTGATACTTTTGAGTCAGTACTTACAGTTAATGATGGCGCTAATACTTTTAATAATATTGACCTTATCCAATCACCTACTCTTACACTTGGTAGAGGTATGGCGGTTGAAGAAGAACAAGCTTCTAACAATGCTATCACAATCGGTGTTGAGGTATCAGGAGTAACCGCAGGCCTTTACGGTCAAGACGGATTTTCTCCAAGAATTGCAATTGATGAAACTGGGCGAGTAACATTTGCTACTGACATCCCCGTCGAACTTCAAGCTAACGCTATTCCTGACTTTACGGAAACTGTGCATGACCTTGTCGGAGAAATGTTTAGAAATAATACTGAAGTAGGTATTAGAGTTACTCACGACGATCCTAACGATAAAATGGATCTTGAGATTACTGCAGATTATGTTGAAAGTTTTAATGCAGGATATGGCATTACAATTGACCACACTGTTGAAACTGGTTCTGTTGCTAATGTTTCAATTAATACAGTAGAAACTGACGCAAGATATCCAAAATTAGATGGCGGTGCCAATGCCGTATTTACAGACACAATTACCGCAACAAAATTTATAGATGCTGATGACGACGACTTCTTTGCGGATCCTGCATCTGAAAGTAGTTTCAATACGTTAAAACTTGGGGAAGGCCAAAACAGTACTCAAATTAAATTTAGAGGTAGTGAAGGTACTGCGTATTTAAATACAGACGGTAAAAAAATACGTTTTCTTAACTCAGGATTTGGTACAGGTTTTGAATATGATAGGTCCACAGGAAACGTTGATGTTCCTGGCGGCGATGTATTAGCTGAAAGATTTATTGATACAGATGACCAAACGTATATGATCCACCCAGGTGGTTCTGGATCTAAAATTAAATCTATAGAAATAACAGAAACCGCGACTGTAGGTAATTTAACTATTACTGGAAATCAGCTTACGTCAAATACTGGGATTGTTAGTTTAGCAACTAATAAGATTGCAAACTTAGGTACTCCCACAGATTCAACGGATGCTGCTAATAAATCATATGTTGATAGTGTTGTCCAAGGGGTTGTTGTAAGACCTTCGGTTCTTGCGGCCACAGTTGCAGATTTAGGTGGTACTTATAGTAGTAATGATGACACAATTACTTTGTCCGCCAATACAACTCTTGATATTGATGGCGTGGTGGATTGGGTATTAGGTGAAACATTACTTGTTAAAGATCAAATCAATGCTCTGCAAAACGGTGCATACGAAGTAACAACAGTTGGTGATGCAATTACTGATTGGGTGTTTACGAGAACTGTTTATTCAAATGACTCTGCAGAAATTCCAGGTAGTTTCCACTTTGTAACCGATGGCGATACATATCGTAATACAGGTTGGGTGGCAACAGTTACAGATGCTGAGTCTTTTGTAATTGGAGTTGGTGACATTGTTTGGACTCAGTTCTCAGGATCTGGTACATTTACTGCTGGTGTTGGTTTAACATTAACAGGAACTGAGTTTTCAATAACAAATCCGCAAATTACTATAGCTGGTGAAAGTGGAGCAAACCAAGATATAACATTAGGTGGAACTTTAGAGTTCGAAGGTACAGATGGAGTAAATACGACAATCTCTGCCGGCAAAGTTTCCATCGCTGTTGATGAGATTGATGGTGGTACGTTTTAACTAATTGTTTTAACAACCATAGAGTATTATTATTAAGGTATATACCTATTATAACAAAGGGACATAGATATGTCAACAATTAAATTACGCCGTAGTTCGGTTGCTGGCCGAATTCCGACCACCGCTCAGTTAGAGCTCGGTGAAATTGCTATCAACACTACTGATGGTAAATTATATTTTAAGAAATACGACGCTGTTGCTAATACGGAATCAATCATTGACGTATCTGCAGATTTAGACGCAGCAGCAATCCTTTCACTTTTAACTGGAGTTGACGGCGCAGGTTCAAACCTTGATGCTGACCTCCTTGATGGTGAGGAAGGATCTTATTATTTAGATTGGGGAAACTTTACGAATACGGCTACAGGTGTAGTCGCAAATACGTATGGTTCTTCAACAGAAATTCCAGTTCTTACAATAGATGCTGATGGCAGAATCACAACAGCCAATACAACTGCGGTTGCCGGCGTTGATGATTTTACATATGACGCAGCCAACAACCAATTGGCCCTTACAACTGGTGATGGTACTGTATATAACTTATTCTTAAATCAATTTAAAGATTTAGTTGTTGAAGATCTTACCGCTAACTCAATTAACATTGATACGCTTGGCTTTGACGCATTAGACGTCGCTGGTGATATTAGTGCAAACAATGGATTCTTCGCAGGAGACATTACAGTTGATGGCGTAGTTAAATCTGATTTAACAGTTACCCTTACAGGCGATGTTACTGGTACAACAACTTCTAACACAGGAATTGTTTCTGTTGTAACTGATATTGCGGCATCAGGTGTTACTGCAAATACATATGGCTCTGCAACCGCCATCCCAGTTGTCACAGTTGCCGCCGATGGTCGTATCACAAATGCAACAACAACTCCAGTTGCCGGCGTTGATAGTTTTACTTATGCTGCTGCCAATAACACAATTACATTAGAAACCGGAGACGGTTCTGTATTTCATATCGCAACTGAAACAGAAGTTACTCTTACAGGTGATGTTACAGGAACTGCAACCGCAACCGACGGTAATCTTTCAATAGCCGCTGATATAGCCAACTCAGGGGTCACTGCAGGCTCGTATGGATCATCTTCGCAAATTCCAGTTGTTACTGTTGGCCTTGACGGGCGCATCACTTCTATGTCTAATACGGCTGTTGCGGGTGTTGATGATGTATCCTGGGTGTCTGCAAATAGTACTTTAATTATTGAAACCGGAGACGGATCATCATACTTTACAACTATTGATACATTCGATGAAATCACAATGGTTGGAAACGGAACTGTTGACGGAAGAGATCTTTCTGTTGATGGTGCTAAACTTGACTTAATAGAAGACGGCGCTACCGCAGATCAAACCGCAGCAGAAATTCTTGCAGCATTGTTAACTGTTGACGGTGATGGGTCAGGTTTAGACGCAGATACTGTTGATGGATATTCCGCTGCTGAAATTTTAGATGCCGCGGCAAATAATGCTCAATCATTGGTCGGTGCGGGTGATGTTACTATCACGGCAAACAATGGCTTGATTGGCGTAGCTGAGTTTAATGTTAATACTTCAAATACTGAAAACTTTTCAATATCACACGCAGATACTTCAAGTGTTGCTAACGTTGCTAATTCAGACGGCAACGTATTACAAGATATTGGGTTTGATACTTTTGGGCACGTGCAATCAGTTGCATCAGTAGATCTTGACGGACGTTACTATACTGAAACAGAAACAGATGGATTTTTAGTATTAAAAGCTGATAAGACTATTGCAATTACTGCAGGCACTGCATTAACTGGCGGCGGTACACTCGGCGCAAATATGACTATTAATCACGGGGATACTTCATCACAAGCAAACCTAGCATTTGCAAATACAGGTTTAAATCCTGAATTTATTGATGCAATAAATTTTGATGACCACGGCCACGTCTTATCAATTGTTAAAGGTATCAGACAGTATTTAGATACTGCAACCGCAGACGCAAGATATGTTAATGTAACAGGCGACACGATGTCTGGAGTATTAACGGTTAATGCAAATATCAACCAAACAAACTCTACGCATTTTGATGCAAGCGTTACAACAACTGCAACAACGCAGGCAACCGTATACGCGTTCCCACATGCATCTTACGGTGGTGCAGAGATTACAATTACTGCGTCAAGTGGCAGTAATCGTCATGTAACTAAGCTTTTGGTTACACACGACGGCTCTACTGCAATCGCAACAGAATATGGTGTTGTCTATACAAATACAGAATTAGCAACATATGATGTATCAATTTCTGGTCCTGTCTTGCTTATTCAAGCAACTCCTGCTTCTGCAAGTTCTACGAAGTTCCAAACCTTTGGGCAGCTTGCCAAAGTATAAATAAAAGTAAATAAGCCAATTTGGGGAGAGTGAACCGTGGCGAACGATAAACAGTTTATAGTCAAGAATGGACTCTTGACACAAGAAAATGTTGTTATTGGATCTACTACCGACACTGGAGAAAAGCTTCAGGTAACAGGTACTACGAAAGCCACCGGGCAAGTTGAAATTACTCAAGCCACAGCATCTCCTAGTTTAACCGTAAAAAATACTAATAATACTCTCTACGACCAATTCATAGAATTTGAAGGTAGAACATCATCGCTTGTCTTACGTGACATTGGTGATGGAGATTATGGTTGGTATAATACAAGCGGCGCAACTGAAATTAAATTTAATAATAATGCCGGAAACGGATTAGAGTTTTATGTTGGTAACAATAGCAAATTCCAACTTACAACAACTCAAGCAGATTTTAAAGTTGACCCAACAGTTAACGGCAGTACTATATGGTACGCTGACAATGACGGCACAGGATCAGGATTAGACGCAGACCTCCTAGATGGAGTTGAAGGCGCAAGTTTTGTAAGATCTGACGAAGATGATACAATGTCAGGCAGTTACGTTATTACTGGTAACTTGACAGTTCAAGGCACAACAACCACAGTTAATTCTGAAACAGTTTTAATTGCTGATAACTTACTTACACTCAACAGCAATTTCACATCAGGTACACCAACGGAAAATGCTGGTTGGGAAGTTCTTCGTGGTAATTTAAATTCATCATCTTTGCAATGGGATGAAACAAACGATTGGTTTAAACTAATTTCTGCAGGTACAGACTTAGGTCGTATTATTACAACTGCGGATGAAGGTTCAGGCAACGGTTTTGACGCTGATACAGTTGACGGTTTAGAGGCTGAGCAATTCTTGAGAGCAGATGCAGACGATACTGCAACTGGTAATATTACAATTGAGCAAGTTCTTACAATTGGTAATGACTCAGGGCCTGCACGGATTAATTTTGATGGCAATGGAACAAATAGATCTATTTACAGCACAGCTGGAAATATTGGTTTTACAAACAATTCTTTATCTTGGTCAGCATATTCAGATACGTCGGATAACTGGAGGGTAACTAACGATATCTATGCAAAGCGTTTCCTTGACTCCGACGATAATACATTTTTAGTAGATCCTGCATCAACTTCTAAAGTTAATAATATTGAACTGGATGGAAACCTTAGTGGTACTGGCGGCAACACTAACGATTATATTACTTTTGCTAGCAGCACAGTACAAACTCATATTGACAACATTGTAAGATGGACTGTTGGTTTAACTGAAAACGTATCAGACGTTATAATTAAAGCTCCTGCATACTATGACTCAAACGATATAACCTATTTCTTAGATCCTGCTGGTGACTCAGAATTAAAAACAATCCTACTTGATGATTACATTATTCATAGAGGTGACACTGATACTTATATGGGGTTTGATGCTGCAGACGCAATGACATTTGTGACAGGCGGAACAGAAAGATTTAACCTTGATAACGATAGCGCTGATTTTTCTGTAAATGTATATGCTCCAAAATTTATCGACTCAAATAACAATACTTATTTCTTAGATCCTGGTGCAACATCAGGCCCGTCTCTTGTTGTCAGCCAACAAATTCAAGGCGATGACGGCACAGCCGGTATCCCAGGTTATGGTTTTGAGGCAGGCACAAGTACTGGTATGTACAGATCTAGTGCTGATGTTCTTGCATTTACTCAAGGCGGTGTAAATCGCTTCTTCGTAGGATATTCAGGTGGCGCTGCTAACTGGTCATTGCTTGATATGAGAGCTCCTAGATTTGTTGACTCTGATAATACGGCTTATTATGCAGATCCTGCGTCTGACTCTCAAATGAATACTATTGACATTGATGATTACGTTCGTCATCGTGGTGATATTACAACTTATATTGGTTTCCCAACTAACGGACAAATATCAACATTTACTAATGGCGCTGAAAGAATGCGCACAACCGATACTCTTACGTATTTTGACCAAAATGTAAGTATCGGTACAACAAGCAATGCCTATACATTAGACGTATATCATGCTACTCTTGATACGGTTGCGCGCTTTAAGAGTGGCGATAACAGAGCGTCCATTGCAGTATCGGATGATGATACAACCGCATATGTTTTAGCAGAAAATTCACTTGCCCACTTTGGTATGACATCGTTTATTGATGAAGCCAATTTAGTTATTAACGCAGATGGTAATGTTGGGATTGGTACTGTAACACCAAACGAAGCAAATCTTAATCTTAGCACAAGATCGGCCGCAACAAACAATCCATTTGCTTCAGGTAATAAACTGTTATCATTGCAAGATAACGATACTGAAAAATCATATTGGGCCTTAGACAATTCAAGTAATGTCTGGATTATTGGAAACGGTGAATACTTATTTTCAACAACAGGCGCAAACATTGGTGTTACAATAGATGCAGGTAACGGTGAACTTGTTATTGGCGACCAAAGCGGTACTTATTCAACAATGGATGGTGCTTACGAAGGAGTTTCAATTGCGGCGACACCTTCGCCATCTGCAAACAAACTCCATGTAAATGGTTCAGTTCAATTAAATTCACAAACCGACGTATTTGCAATTAGCGCAGCTGATAGTGGTAATGCTAATATCAACGCAGCCACATTCTTAGGTGTTAATGAATTAGGATTTTCTGCTGGTGGTGGCTTCTTTATGGATGACACTACCACGATTAAAACTCGTGGGAATAAAAATATACAAACCACAGGCGATATGTACGCAGGACGTTTTTACGATGACGATGATAATAATTACTATGTAGATCCAGCCGGCGATTCTCAATTAAATACTATTGATATTGATGATTACATCAGACACCGTGGAGATACAAATACTTATATTGGATTTGAAGCTGACGATACATTTAGAATTTGGACTGGTGGAACGCAAAGATTTAACATTGATAATAACTCTGCTGATTTTGCTGTTAACGTATATGCTCCAATATATTTTGATTCTAATAACAATACTTATTACGGCGATTTTGGTAATACTGATGTTTCAATCAAAATGGCAGGAGAAATACTTGGTGGAAATGGCGCACTTGCTACTCCAACATATGCGTTTAACAGTCAAGCAAACAGCGGCATGTACAAGTATGCTACAAACGTATTAGGATTTGCTGCAAACGGCAACGATGAGTTTAGAGTATACAGCGACCATACATTATCAGTGGGTTCCTCGAGAGCACCTATCTTTTACGATAGTGATAACACGGCGTATTATACCAACCCAGCCAGTACATCTTACTTGTATAACGCATATATTAAAGGTGGCCATGATGATACCAGATTACAGCTTTGGTATCCAAGTAGCACAGCTGCAAACGAAGCATTCTTAACTTTATGGGCGTCCGAGCCAGGACTTACTTATCATGGTGCAGGTATAGGCTCAAACATTGACTTTAATGGTCAGTATTATGGACGTGAAACTGCAGGTCAACCGTATGGTGTTTATTTAAGATTTAGACCAGATATAGGTGAGGCATCTCTCAACACTACAATTGGTACTCCTGATACGGCTGGCGCAGCGCAGATAAAACATTTTTATGTTCAAGCATCCGGTGACGCATTTGCACGAGTATCATACAGGGCACCAATTTTCTATGACTCAAACAATACCGCATTTTATACAGACCCAGCAAGTACCTCAATTCATAATGTTCAAAGAGCTCAGCAATTTCAAGTTGACAGCGCAACATATACAATTGATGGCGTAACTGGCGATTACGGATCTATTAAAGTTTCGGGAGATACTAATGCTTATGCAGGATACGCAATCAATGACGATTGGGTATTCATGGCTAATGGCAGCTCTAGCATGGGTCTTTATAACGATACCCGCAATGAATGGGTTTTAGAGGCAACTGATAATAGTTGGACAAGATTGTATGCAAACGGCGTTCATCAAATTGGCGCTGAAAATGGTTACGGTTATGCCCCTAATCAAATGCGCGCTCCAATCTTTTATGACTCAGATAACACTGGATTCTTTGCCAACTTTGCGGCTGGAAATACTTCCACCGCGATTAGCGTTAATGGTCAAATAAGCAGATCAGGTTTTGCAACTGGCGATGTTACAACCAACAAATATCTTGTAGCTGAAGATCGTAACCATTGGATTTGGACTCCTACAAATAACTGGGGTATTTTCTGGGCAACAACAACATCATCACTTGCTCATTTTGGTTCTGCTAATCCAAACGAAATTACATTCGTAGGTAATGGAGATATTAAGGCATCTATTGATTTAGATAGCGGTAACTTCTACGCCAAAGGTGAAGGTACATTCTCAAATATCAGAATTAGTGGTGGTAACGAAGATCTTCCACTTCTCAAATCATATGGCTCAGGTCTTGCTGATACAGTTCTATTTGATGGAACAATGTATTGGGAAAAACGAGTTATTCAGGCTATGCAAGGTACTGAAGACAGTGCAACAACTAATACGGCGGACTTTGTTAAATCAGGTATTGCGCCAGTTGCATCAAGCTATATAATCAGAACAAACGGCTATCGTACATTTGTATCTGACTATATCGAAGTTGAACCTGGTGAAGAACTTTACGGTGAAATTGCTGCAAGATATGTATCAGGCAGTGGATCTACATTGTATTTTGGTATTGAGCGTTTTGATAAAAACAAAGTGCCAATTGCCGCTAATACTGGCACAACGTATTTCGTTGCAAGTAATGCTAACGTTAGCTCAACAAGTTGGACAACCTATTCAGGTCATACAACAATTCCAACAACTCATACGCCATTCAGCGGATCTGATGGGGAAGGCGTTAAATACGTTCGTATTCGCCTATTGATGAACTATCAAACAACTGGTGCTCTTCGTGAATTTGGTCCTCCAATTCTAAAAAGAACTCAAGTTCATAGCAGACTTCGTAGCTCAAATATTTATGCTCCGATTTTCTATGATAGCGATGATAACAATTATTATTTAGATCCTGCTTCAACATCTAAGTTGAACCAAGTAGACGCAAGTAACTTTAGAGATAGAGATAACACTGCTTACTTTATGAACCCTGCCTCGGGTGGTAAGGTTGCAGGTTCTTGGGATTGGACAAACGGTTCAATTGAAAATCTAAACAATCTTTCATTCAATGATCCAGGTCCTCAAGAAGGTATTCGTTGGAAATCTGGTAACGAATGGAAGATTTACGAATCGCCAAACGATCTAACTACAAACGCAGGCGGTAACCTGCAGTTTACTTCAGGAACTGGTGCTGGCACAATGCGCATGCGCGTTGAGAGCGACGGAGATGTTTTTGCTGGAAACAACATGTATGCCGCGGCGTTTATTGACACAAACAATACTAGCTTTTCTGCAAATCCTGCAGGTACTTCTGTATTCAGTAAACTTCACATCGGCTCGACGTCAAACTTAGGTGATGGTACTGACCCAGATATTTCAACCAGTATAATGCAAGCAACATCCAAAGTTGTAACACCAAAACTTGTGTTTTTAAACGATAGCGCTGGAGATGACAATTATATTCAGCATAGCGACACCAACAGCGCGCACACTGCAGCAGGACAGCAAATGGGCGCATGGTTTGAATTTGTTGGCGATAAGCTTGGTGCAACTACTTCAAACTCAGCTGGTCTTGTTGCATCAGGACTTAAGTCAAGATATGGGCAATTCGAAAACCGACTTGATGCTGCAATTATGTACGACTATAATAACACAGGTTATTATGTAGATGCTGCTTCGACATCACGTCTAAATACACTACGCACAAACAGGCTGTATCCTGCTTACGATAATAACAGTGGTGTATACATTGATTACCCAACTGGCGATTATGGATCCATCCAAGTAAACGGTAACGGTAAAGGTAACTACGAAGGTTACTCCATTAATGGTCGATATGTCTTCATGTCTTCAGACGCAAATAATGTTGGTATTTACAACGATCAAGACAACGAATGGATGATATATGGTGCAAGAAACGCGGGCGTTGACTTATATTATAACGGTAGTGTTCAGCTTGAAACTGAAAACGGATATGCATTGGCAAGAAGCCAAATGCGATCGCCAATATTCTATGACTCAAACAATACTGCATACTATGGCAATTTTGCTAGCACGTCAAACTTAAATGTCTTACAAACTAATAGCATAACAAACTCTGGCGTGGCCACTATGAACGGTCTTTTGTATATTGACAACGTGATGGATTATGACCAGACTGCAATAACAGGTTTAACAAACGCGCCAATTTCAACAAGAAACCGTGATACAAGCGTAGGTGGAACAAACCGGTACTTGCCACTTATACATACAACTGCTTTGTATAGCTCAGGTTATAGAACTCATATGAACATGGGTCTTTATAAAGTTGCAAGCGGCTGGGGTGATAATAACACCGGGTTTTATGTTGCATTAGGTGGTAATGACTCTTATCCAACAAAACATTGGAAACTAACATACGGTCACCTTCTTTATAACTCAGACGGATATGTATCACAAACCGGTTCATTCCGTGCACCGATATTCTATGACTCAGATAATACAGGTTATTACGGTAACTTTGCATCAACTTCACGTATGAACGTGAACCGTGTTAACGAGACAGAATACTGGGCAGGCGGACAAGCACATTTCTATACTGCAGACGGTAATCTTCGTGGTTATATTCAAGCTACTGAGCTCGACGATGGGCATTTAAAAATTGCTACTTCAGGCGGGGAAGATATCAAGTTCCTTGATGGTGGATTAGATGGTCAATGGAATATGATTATTCGCGGTGATGGCGATGCCTTGACAAATAGAAACCATTATGCTCAGGCATTCTATGATCGTAACGACACGGCTCGCTATTTAAATCCAAATGGTACTTCTGAATTGGGTACAGTACGTGCTGATCGCTTTGATATGCGTGATCGTGGAGATTTTATTACTTTCTATGGTGATGATAGTACAAACCACGGCATTGCATCTCGCAATAACGCCGGTACCGCATCTGACGATCTTCGTATTAACACATACGGAAGTATATTTATTAACTTAGATTCAAACGAAAACAATTCAAACTCTGCTGATTTTAGAATTGGCCGCCATGGCGGATCAACGAGCTCTATCGACGAACTGGGTTTATTTGATGTTTATGGCGACTCATTATATGTTTACTCTGCGTATAGTTTCCGTTCTCCAATCTTTTATGACTCAAACAACACTGCGTATTATGGTAACTTTGCCAGCACATCTGTAATGAATGTGCTTGACGTTCGTGGTGAAGTATATAATGATGGTTGGTTCCGTAACGATACAGGTGGCCGCGGTCTTTATAGTACAGCTCACGCAATGCATTGGTATGCAACCGATGATAACTATTGGGATCTTGCTCATAACGACGATAATGCGTCAATTGGTATTCGATTAAGAGGTACTTATGACGGCACAATTCGCGGTTATCTTTATGGCGAGTCTGATAACGACTTTGGTCTATTAGGGTCTACTGGTAGCTGGCGATTAAGAATTGTTGCTAACGACTGGGTTGATATTGCGGGATCTAGCGCAAGAGCTAAGATATTCTATGATCGTGATAACACAGGTTACTACTTCGATGGTGCTTCAACTTCACGTTCAAACTACCATAGAATTAACAACCTTTATGACTCGCAAGAACGTAGATATACTGCTCCAAACGGTGGTACATATACTACAACAACGAGCTCTGTAACTGGTGCAATTCGTATTAGAATGCCAACCAACAGATTTAAATCTAATACAATGTTGAAGTTCAAAGTTTCTGTTTATGAATACTCAACAGGTAGAACACATGAATTTTTGATCTCTGGCTATAACAACAACAACACTAGCCAAACATGGTACAACGAAGCTGCAACTCAGTTAACAGACGATAACCGCCAAGCGTTTACCGTTCGTTGGGGTGGTAACGGAACTGATAACATTGTTTGGATTGGTGAAACAAATACTACTTGGTCTTATCCGCAGGTTCACGTTCAGTGGGTTGACGTTGGTTATTCTGGTTACTCAACAAACTGGGGTCAAGATTGGATCGTTGATTTTGTAACATCGTTCAACACAATAACAAGAACAAGAACCGCATCATTAGTTTATACTCTGAATAACAGAGATAACTGGCAATACGATCTTCGTGGTACATTGTTTTATGATAACAATAACACTGGTTATTACTGTGATCCTGCTTCTACATCAAACTTTAACTTAGTATTAGCAAATCGTCTTCGTCTTGATGACGGAGGTGTTAACGGGCATATTTACACCGATGATACGTATTTAGATATTGCATACGGCGACACGGGCGCCGGCGGTATTCGCCTATACGATAGCGAAGATGTACTTCAAGGTTATTGGTACGCTAACGGGTCAGGTGAGCATGGCTTCTTAGATAATGACGGAAACTGGGCAGTTCGAGTTCGGACTGGAACCAATTCTATGCTGTTCTATACTGATGACAATAACGAATTCCAAATCCACACTACTTATACAAATTCTCCTGGATCTTCAAGAGCGCCAATATTCTATGATAGCAATGATACGGGTTATTTTACAAACCCCAATGGCACATCTCAAATGGATAGGATTTCAAAATTAGAGCGTTTAACATTTGACAGTGGCCCATACATTGCTGATGCTGGCAACGATAATAGGTTGAATTTCTATTGTAGTGATAGTGACAACGGCAGTTTCTATTTTACAGAATCAGGCGGACAAGGTGGTAGAATTTATGCGGATGATGATGGTTCTATTTTTGCATTGTATCATGACAACGGCGAAGCAATTCTTTACGCTGACCAAGATTATATTACCTACATTTATTACAACGGTACTTGGGAAGGTCGTACAAGATCTTCTTACTTTGAAGCTCGGGGCTCGTTCCGCGGTCCACTTTTCTATGACCAAAACAATACATTTTATTACACCAACCCAGCAAGCACTTCACGTATGAATGCAATTAGCGCATACGGTGAAATTCGCTCAGATGAAAACATTATTGCTTACTACGATTATTCTGATATTCGTTGGAAGGAAAATGTTAAAATTATTGATAATGCCGTAGATAAAGTTAAGCAACTCGATGGTATTACATATAACTATATTGACCGTGAAGGTGAATATACTGGTGTAATTGCGCAACAAGTTGAAAAAGTTCTTCCTGGTGTCGTATATGATACCGAAGATATGAAAACTGGTAAAGAACGTAAAGGTGTTCGTTACGGTAATATGGTAGGCCTATTGATTGAAGCTACAAAAGAGCAGCAAGAAACAATAGAAAAACAACAAGAAGAGATTGACAAACTAAAAGAAATGGTATATAATCTAATGGAAAAGTTAGATAAATAAACTTATAATTAACAACGGAGAAAAATAAAATGGCTTTTACATACGAATGGTCAGTGACCAACCTTAAGGTTAAGGATCAAGTTAACTCAGAAGGTGCTACTTTAACAAATGCAGTAGTTCAAACTTACTGGAAAGTAATTGGTACTGACGAAAATGGCAATACTGCAGAATTTTCTGGTGCAACACCGTTTACAGCAGAAAACGTTCCAGCAGGTACATTCACAGCGTTTGCAGATTTAACTGAAGCTAATGTTTTGGCTTGGATCCAAAACGTAGTCAATTCAGATGCAGGATATAAAGCGCATATTGACGAACGCCTTCAGTTTGAAATTGACAAAGACCAAGTAACTGAAGTTGAATCTGATTCACTTCCGTGGGCGACTGGTGGTGACGCCGAAGCTCCAGAATAAGGAGAGGTACTTAATCCATGGAATATACTTGGAAAATTATAAAGTATAGTACTAGGGACGAGGTAAACGCTGATGGCGTTACTCTTTCAGATTCTGTTGTGTTAGTAGATTGGAAAAAAACCGGTACTGCGCTCAACGGCGTGTCTTCACGATATTTAGGAACAACTGAAATTTCGGCTGCTAATACAACTGCAGCCGATTTTGTTCCCTTAACGGATATTACTGAAGATAATTTAATTGAGTGGGTTAAAGATGCTTTATCCGACGAAGACGAATATTTAATAAATGAAACTTTAGCTAAAAAAATTACAAAGAAAAACGACGTAAAACACCAAGCGGCTTTTAGCTAAATAAACTGAAATCTATATTATGGAGGTACTATGCACGAATTGCATACAGGTGGCCTAGTTAAATACGCATTACGTAGAGGCGGATCTATTCATCCAGTCATTGTCCCGGAGTCGGTTTTAGGTAACCAAACTGGGACAATGAATCCATCTATCTTTGTTCATAAAGATAAAATTCTTATGAACTTGCGGCATATCAATTATATTTTATATCATAGCGAAGGTAAAAAGTTTCCTCATACGTGGGGTCCTTTGGTATATGTACATCCACAAAACGACGTAACATTAACTACCTATAATGTTATGTGCGAGTTTGATTTAAATTTAAATTTGGTGGCTGCCGGCAGAGTTAATACTTCTGACTTTGATACTAAACCAACCTGGAACTTTATCGGTTTAGAAGATGCTCGTTTATTCAGTTGGGATGACAAGCTTTATCTTTGTGGTGTACGTAGAGATTGCTATGATGATAAAGGTAAAGGCCGGATGGAAATGGCTGAAATAGAATTTCACAACAATGAATGGAAAGAAGTATCTCGTAATCCAATTCCAGCGCCAGGAGATGATAGCAGCTATTGTGAAAAGAATTGGATGCCAATTAATGATATGCCTTATCATTTTGTTAAGTGGTCAAATCCAACGCAGGTAGTACATTTTGACATTGAAAATAAAGTTACTACTGATGTAACTCTTAAAACAATGGAAGAAAGGTTTCCATTAGACAAAGACCTTCGTGGCGGGTCTCAAGTTATTCGTATAAATGAAAACCGTCGGATGTGTTTAGCCCATGAAACAAATTTGTTAAAAGATCCGTTTAACAGAAAAGACGGAAATTATGCTCACCGCGTTGTAATATATGATAACGATTGGAATATTACAAATGTTTCGCGTGAATTCCATTTCTTAGGTACTTATTATGATCACGTAAAAGGCCAAGATTATAATATTGAATTTTGTACTGGTGTTGCGGCTGTTGGTGATGATTTGTTAATATCTTTTGGTTTATCAGATAATGTGTCTTACATACTAAAAATTCCAACAGGTGTGTTTTTTGATTTTGTATCTAAAGGATGATAAATGAGTAATATTCAACAACTCTTAAATGACTTTGTTATGGATTACAAAAATCCATTTAAAATGTATGAACTTGCAAAAGAATATGATAAATTAGATCAAGACGCCGCCGCCCTTACTTATTATTTAAGAGCCGCTGAGTTTTGTGATGGCAAAACATACAATGAAAAACTACTTCAATATAGAGCTTTGATTATGGGAGCAAAGTGCTTTGCAGATCAAAAAAATAGACAAGTAACGGTTTACAGTTTATTAAAAATGGCAATCACGGTTCTACCGAACAGACCTGAAGCTTATTATTTTATGTGTGATTATTGCGAGGAAAACGGGGAATGGCGTGAATCTTTAGTTCATTCAACAATCGGATTATTGTTTGCTGACATAGAGTTAAGTATAGGTGATGATGATATTAATTATCCAGGAAAACAAGGATTGATATATCACAATGCGTCAGGAAGCTGGAAAGATAATGGTACTGATGAATCAAAACGTTTACTTTTTAATATGGCCTACGATAATAATGTAGAAACTGAATGGAAAAATAAAGCTATAGGATGGCTAAATAACATAGGTTACCCAAGCTATATTCCATACGAAGGAGACGTAGAAAAATATAAGTTTCCATTTCCTGGTATTGAAAAGATCACAAATAATTATGCAAGACATTATCAAGATATGTTTGTGTTATCTGCATTGGATGGAAAAGAAAACGGTTTATGGGTAGAAGTTGGATCCGGGTTACCATATAAAGCAAACAACACTGCATTGCTTGAGGACACGTTTAATTGGAAAGGATTGTCTATTGACAATTCAGAAAGAGCTTGTTATAATTATTCCGAGGAAAGAAAAAGCACTATAGTTATGGCAGACGGTAAGGATATTCATTATGCTTCAATGTTTAAACAAAGTTGCATGACAGATTGGATTGACTTTTTAAGAATTAATGCAGAGCAAGTATCGCTTGAAGTATTAAAGAAAATACCTTTTGGCCAACACGAATATGGGGTAATTCAATTTCAGCATAATGCGTGTTGGTGGGGTCCTGAGTTTAGAGAAGAATCAAGAGCATACCTTAAAGGAATAGGATATGTGTTAGCTGTAAACGACGTGTCTATGGATCCTTCTTCTAATTATGAAGATTGGTGGCTGCATCCACAAATAGCACAACAAAAACCAAACATGGTTATAAACGGCCACCCTGACAAAAAGAACTTTATATATGATTATGTAATGAAGGAGTAGACTATGAAAATTGTTATTGTTACTGGTGGATTTGACCCAGTCCACTCAGGCCATATTGAATATTTTAAAGCTGCAGCTGCGCTAGGAGATAGGCTTTGGGTTGGTGTTAACAGTGATGAATGGTTGTCACGTAAAAAAGGTAGGCCATTTATGCCTATAGAAGAACGCACAGCAATCATAGAAGCTTTATCAGTTGTTGACTGCGTATTTGAATTTGACGATAGTGATGATACTGCTGTAGGTGCTATAAGACAGGTAAGAGAACAATTTCCTGATGCTGAAATTGTATTTGCAAACGGAGGGGACCGCCAAAAAGGCACGACACCTGAAGTTGAATATGCAAAGGAATTGATTGAAGAAGGCAAAATTGTTTTTGTGTTTGGTGTTGGCGGAAACGATAAAAAGAATAGCTCGTCGTGGCTTCTTGAAAACTGGGATAAGCCTGAGGTACAAAGACTGTGGGGTAAATATCGTAACCTTGATAACAACGGTCATTGGCAAGTTAAAGAACTGTCTATTGATGTTAAAAAATCACTTTCAGACCAAAAGCATTTTGTTCGCTCAGAACATTGGCACATCGTTGATGGCAAACTTGAAATGAATCTTGAGTTTCCAAATGGATATAAGACTTCAAAAGTTTATTCCACAGGAGACAGTATTGATATTCCACCATGTACTTGGCATAAAGCAATTAACGTAGGTAAAAATCCAGTTAAAGTGATTGAAGTATGGATGGGTGGTTTATTATCAGAGGATGACATAGAACGGCGAGATTAAATTTCGCCCTACCTCTACATATTATAAATAGACTATAAAGCAAAAGTATCTTAGAGGTTTACTATGGCTCAGCCTACCACCAAAGAAGAATTCAAAGACTACGTCCTTAGAAAATTAGGTGCACCTGTTATTGAAATAAACGTGTCTGAAGAGCAGATAGACGATCGTGTAGATGAGGCTGTTTCTTTTTGGAGAGACTATCATTATAACGGGAGTCAACTTGTTTATTTAAAGCATGCTATCACGCAAGATGATATTGATAATGGTTACATTACACTTCCTACACGTCTTTTAGGTATATCAAAAGTATTTGATTTACAGACTTCTATTAGTGCAGGCGTTGGAATGTTCAATGTTCAATACCAATATACTTTAAACAATATAAGAGATATTACTGGATATAATATTCAAAACTATTATATGACTATGTCTTATATTGAGTTCTTACAAGAAATGCTTGTAGGGAAACCTTTAATCAGATTTAATAAACATGTGAATAAGCTATACGTTGATGTTGACCAAAAGATTTGGACCGTCGGCGATTTCATTATTATTGAAGCTTACGATATTATTGACCCGGCGGAATATGCTGAAGTTTGGACAGATCGTTGGCTGCAAAATTATACTGCCGCTTTAGTAAAAGAAAATTGGGGTGCAAACCTTACCAAGTTTGTTGGAATGCAATTGGTTGGCGGTGTAACATTTAATGGCGAACAAATTTTACAAGAAGCAAGAGAAGAACGCCAACGGATGGAAGAAGAAGCTGTTAATTCACTTCAACCACTTACGTATAATTTTATTGGATAAGTTATGGCAACGAACCCTTATTTCAGAAATTACGGTAACTTCAACGAGCAAAACTTAATTGACGATTTAGTTATCGAGTCAATTAAGATGTATGGTGTTGACGTTGCATACATACCAAGAAACTTTGACTCTATTGATAATATCCTAAACGAAGACGATACTTCAACCTTCGGTGGCGACTTAACAACACAAGGTGGTAATAACTACAGTATCATTTACGATATGGAAATGTATGTTAAGAGTGTTGACGGATTTGAAGGTGAAGGAGATTTCCTAAGCAGGTTTGGTTTACAAATACGTGACCAAGTAACATTTACTGTTGCGTATAGAACGTTTGAACGTTTTGCCACTCGTTTAGATCCAGAACAAACAAGGCCAAACGAAGGCGATGTAATTTACTTTCCACTTAACGATAAAATATTTAAAGTTATGTTTGTTGAACACGAGTCAGTATTTT